CCTTAGCAAAGCTGTGGCGTTTGGTTCCGTATAAACGGCTTTCAGTAACTTTAATGTCACCGGCGTCAACTGTGGCGTCTGCTTTGCTTTGTTGTTTAACGTCTTTGATCTGTAGATTGCTTTTAGCAATGTCACGAGTATCAAAGCTCAACATGTTGCGTTTAGCAAACTTGCGTAGTCCACGTAGGAACTCGTACCATTTGTCGCGTTCAAGTCCGTTGTCACGTAAATTATCTACAATGTCTGCACCAAAATAGACTTTCATTGACTCTTCGTCAATCAAGCTGATTGTAACATTACCAAGATCTTGTCCATCTTGTTTGTAGGTAAAGTTAAAGAAACGTGCTTTCTCAGGATCCTGTGTATCCTTGGCATTTTCGTCGCCAAGACTTACTTGGTCCACACGACTGCGAATTTTGTCAAATAGACTACTGGCGATGTTATCAACTTCTTTCATATGCTTATTTATGCGAATATTTTGGAAAGACTGTATAGCTGCAAACCCTAAATGTATCTGCGGGCACATGTTCTAATAGTGCATGCCATAACAAAGGCTGCGAGCCATCGTCATTTTTATGGTTTAGCATCATGTACCCTGTATTTGGTTTGAACTCAAATTTTTTCAATAGGTATTTGGGGCTGTTGTGAGTGTAAAATGATGTACCCAAATCTGCGTTGCCACGTATGAATATCTGCATACTCATTGGCAGTTCGCCGTCGGTGTGCATGGGTACCCAAAAGCCAGGTTGGTCAACCCACCAATTGGTGTTGCCTGCGTTTACACCCCATTCAAACTCAATTCCAAAGTAATTTTCTAGCTGCGGTGCAAGTGACGCTACGTAATCGCTGGCTTCCTTTAGTAGTGCAATTTCATAT